AATATTGAACCTAGTATTTTACAATATAATGGTAATTGTAATATTGAACCTAGTATTTTACAATATAATGGTAATTGTAATATTGAACCTAGTATTTTACACTTCCATATCATCGTGAGTTAATGCACACCCCCAGTGTTGTAATGTTTGACGAATTTTGGGACTAATTGTTTCGTCATCAAAAGTTGTTTTATGTTTATTTATGAGATTTATTAATCTTCTTCGAAATCTACTTTTGGGACCGGCAGTTCGAACCCATCTTTTAATCTGACGAGCGTCATCGGGACTACGCTCTCCTTTATAAAATGAACAATACCATTGAACCCAACCATATGGATGATATTTTGTAATCCATTCTTTACATTCCCAATATTCTAATGTTGTACCAACCTTGACATTATATCTATTTTTTTTTTTATCATAATCTTTCCATTCACTCACCAAATTTTCATTTGGTATTTTTTTCCACCAAGACTTTGGAAATTTTTTATGTTGATTCTCATAATTCTTATTTGTTACGGTAGAAAAAATTGGTCTCCAATATGTACCGCCAAAACTTCCAAGTTCGAATATTTCTTTTGGTGTTAAATTGGGAACAAACTCTGGATAATCTTTAAAAATAATTAATCCTTTCTTATTTTTTCGTGGCATATATATAATATTAATAATATATTATTATATATTAATGGAATATTGTAGAGGAGCGTGTGAATTATGCGATTGTGCTAATTTTATTTATATCACAAAAAAACATATTTGTTTATGTAAACATGGAGATATATGGCATAAAAGAATATATTATTGTAGAATTTGTGCAAAAATAGATACAACTGTATGTTCAGATTGCAAAATATGTAAGCAATGTTTAGAAAATGTAATAAATTGTCCAGTTGCTGAAATAAATTAGTTTAAAATAAAAATAATATTATATAATATATGAATATTGCAACTATTAATCCGTATAAATTTTTATTTTCTTCTGGTATAATTTATTATATTAATAATAAACTAATAAATAAATTATTAATAAACAATGATAAATTTAAAACATATAATTTAGATAGACAACAATATATTTCAACAAATATAAATAAATCAATGTTTTTATTATTAATATCAACATATTTTTTTTATAATATTTATATTGGTAGATTAAATATATTTAATTTAAAAATTACAGACACTGATTTAATTTTATATAAAAATATAACATCTTTTTATTCGATTACTGATTTAATGTCGACTATTTTATGTTTTAAAACAATGAAAAAAAGTACAATATTTCATCATTTATGTGTAATATTTGTAAATTTATGGATAATTAATTCGAACCAAATAAATGATGTCCAAAAAGGAATTATTATGTATGGTGGGTTTAGTTCTTTTTCATATTTAGTGAATTTCTTTTTGGGATATAGATTTTTAACAAAAAACTATCATATATTACAAGAACTTGCCTTAAATAGTTATGTATTTTCGTGTTTAGGGAATTGGAGTTGGCAATTATTTAATATTTTATTTATTTACAAGAAAAATAATAAAAATTATTTAGGAGTTTCATTATATTTGGTGGCATTGTATTTCTGGATTAAAGATGACCTAATTTTAATGAAATTCTTGTCTAAAAAAAAAATAAAATAAAAAAAAAAATAAAATAAAATAAAAATAAAATAAAAATAAAAATAAAAATAAAAATAAAATAAAATAAAATAAAATAAAATAAAATAAAATAAAATAAAATAAAATAAAATAAAATAAAATAAAATAAAATAAAATAAAATAAAATAAAAATAAAATAAAATAAAATAAAATAAAATAAAATAAAATAAAAATAAAATAAAATAAAATAAAATAAAATAAAATAAATAATTTTATAAATCTAATAATTTATAAAATTATAATAACATATAGTATAATGTATGAAATAATTTTAATATATTTTTATATAGCTCATATAGACCCTTATTTTAATGATTTATTAAAAGTATTAAATGAATACGATATAAAAATAGATTTTCAAACAATAAAAATAAATAAAATATTTAATAAAAAATGTTTTTATATGAAAACAGAAATTGAAATTGAAAAAGAAATAATTATAAACACTACAAAAGAAAAAATGAATAAATTACTTTATATAATTCAAGACCCTTTTTATATTAAAAAATGTACACATATAAATATAATATAAAAAGATCTCAATAATATAATATATAAAATGAGTTTTATTGGTGTATGGAACTTAGTTACAAATAATAATTTTAATGAGTTTTTGAATCATGTTCAAATTCCATGGTATCAGCGATCATTTGCTAGTTTACTAAATGTTAAAGTTAAAATAGAAAAAAAGTCTGATATACATTATAAGAAAGTTGTTGAATCCTATTTTCATAATTCAATTGAAAATATTATTTTAGATAATAAATATCATACAAGTGATGATGGTGTTAAAAGATTATATACTATGGAAGATGATATTATAAATGTCAATATAATTGGAACTATTGTAAATTGGAAAGAAAAGATTTATAATAATAATAAAAATAATTTAGTAATAGAATATTCATTTAATAATATGTCAGCGTCTCAAATCTTTGAAAAAGAATAAAATTATTTCTCATTTGAAATTTCTCTTTTAATCCGTTCTGCATAATATTTTTTCTTTTTATCATAATTTTTCTTTAAAGCCTTCTTATCTTTGTCTAACTGATTTAAAGTATTCTTTAAATCACTTATTTTTGTAGCAAGTTCTTTATTTAATTTTATATATTTGTCGGTTGTTCCTTTTAATTCGTGTTTTAATTGTATTTTAACTGTTCGTTTTGTTTCTTGTTTCTTCTTTTTAGTAATACTTTTAACACGAATCCATCGCCTAGTCTTGTTTTTAATTAACTGTACTTTCCACATTGAATTATCGGTTCCTTTCATTACAGTACCAACTCGTTCAGCGTGAGCACAAAATCCACGACCTTTGGGTGATGGTTCTTCACCTGTATATGTTTTAGATGCATCATTGAGGCATTTAGACATTTTAATTTATAAATTATTATAATTTATAAATTATGATTATATTCAATTTTAAATTAAGCCAGTGAACCCATTGGATCCCATAGTGGAAATGACTTACTTATACTACCATTCCAAACATTTAATTCTTCTTCACTTAGGTATTTTTTAGGCAGTATTAACTGATAGGTGTATTCCTTAAACCATTCATCGCTACAAATTAGATTGCCCTTATATGGGCCAGTTGTACCCCAACTGTTTTCTATTTTCCAATAGTTCACCTTACCATACTTATCTAAATTATATCCAGTATAAACCATTGCATGAGTCATTAAACTCTCGCAAAAATCAATTCTTTCTCGCTTAGTTAATGTATCTTCAAGATTTAAAAAATTAATATAATCAAATGATTTTTTATCCAATACTGCTAATTTAGAATTAAAGAACTGTCCAACATCACTGCCAAACCAAATAGGTACATTATTATCAATTGCCAGTTTAGATAGGGATGCTAATCTATCAATATCCAGATTTAAATATTTAACTACATCACCATTAACTACATTGCCTAAGCGATCAACACCATATAATTTATTATAGTCGTTTCGTGGATCATGTGTAAGTGAAACATATTTGTCAAAGTCGATCTTACAATGTTCTTTCATAAAATTAACTGGTGTTCCAGTATATGTTTTAACCACATTAGTAATCTTATAATTCCATACTATATCACGTGGTGGTTCACCAAAGAATCTAATTAAAGTTTCATATGTTTTTTGTAATGATAAATGTCTAGAGTATGGTTTATTAGTATAAATATCTTTTACATATGTTCTAAACATTCTTGATAATACTTTATTTACTCCACGTGAACTACTACTATGAACACTTTCTGGATATACATCTCGTGGTACTAAACCATACTTATTTGCAATATTAGTAAACATGACCCATTGTCCGCCGTCTCCAAATGGTTCTTTTAAAATATGTTGAATTACTCTTGAATCGTAATTATTTTCTTCTTTTAAATCTTCAACTAATTTTAAATTATAATTCATTCTTTCAAGTTTATCATAAAAAAAAACATAACTTTGTGAAAATTCAAATGAGTCTGGTAAAATCTTTTGTGAAATTAATTCACGTCGTAACATATTAACTGCTGCGAAAATCCAACACCGACCACTTGATTTTTGGTTTGCACAAGATAGATTTGGACTTATCTCATTTGTAATTACTGATGGTACATGTTCAAGTGTTCTTGGAGTACTTACACTTGATAATAAATTATTATGTAAGGCATAATTAGTGGTTTGAGGACTTGTTAAATTATTGATATTCATTATATTATATTAATATTGTAATATTAATTCTTTAAAACTAATTATAAATTGTATAAATATAAATTATTATTTTAATATAATGAATATTATAAGTTTTTTAAAAAAAATATTTAAAATTGAAACACAAAAAGTGTATCCAGAAATAAATAATAATGATACTGAAAAAGTTTTAATCAATTGGATTTGTAAACCAATTGATTATTACCATTGGTGGCCAATGAAAGAAAAAGAAGAAAATATTAATGATGTTTATAATAATTTATACGCAAATGGTGGAGGATTATCAAAATATGATAATTTATTTTGTACAAAAGGAATTGAATATCAAAAAAATAAATATTTTAGAAAATATAATTCTAAAAAAGATGACGCTAATTGGGCTGGATTTTGTGACTGTGCTACAATATTAGGTGCTTTGTGGAAACATCCTTTATATCCAGTAAAAGTTATTTATAATGGTAAAGTAGAAATATTTAATGTATGTGATATTGAAGCTTTAATGATCATTGCAAGTTATAATACAGTTTGTCCAGGTAAAAATATTTTTTTGGGTAGGAGATTCAATGGAGACCGTTCTGATAATAAAGATGAACCATATCCAATACATTTAATTGATATGTTATTTAAAGTATGTAATGATAAATTACCATTCGCGATTGATATAGATAATGGAACAGCTGTATGGAATTATCCATATAATAATGTTAAAGTTATAGAATATAATTATTTGCCAAAAAATAATAAATATATTAATTTAAATAATATTCCATTAACTGGTAAAACAAAATATTATAATTTTATTATTAAATCAAATGCTTATTTTAAACAAAACTTAAATATTTGGGGATGGTCAAATAATACACTGAATATTATTACACAGGGTTGGTTATCAGATAAACATCCAGATTTTATTTGGAAAACATTTCCCAAAAAATTAGAATGGACCGGTCAATGTAAACTAAACTCAGAAGTAAATGCAATTCATATTTATAAAATTTACAAAGCTAGTTTTAAACAAAATAATGTTGTAGTATTATAAAATTGAATTGAATAAAAATTATTTATAATTTAAAAATTAAAAATAATTAAATAAAAATATTTATATGTTTTGGTAAAATGGTATTAAAAAAATAAATAACTATTATATATTGTCATGGATAAATTATCGTTTATAATATTAAGACATGTTAGAAATAAATATCAAAACTTATTTTGGAATCAATGTTATAATTGTATACGAAAATTTTATAAAGAAGAAAAAATATATATAATAGATGATCATTCAAAATATAAACCAGAAAGGTATGGTGAATTATATAATACTTCTATAATTAATAGTGAACTTCCACCAAATAGAGGTGAATTACTACCTTATTATTATTATTATAATAAAGAATTTTCTAAAAATACAATTATACTTCATGATACTGTGTATATTAATTCAAAAATAGACTCAAAACTTATTAATACAAAGAACTATCATTTTTTATGGTCAGCAAGTCACGATTGGGATCCTAATAATAGAATTCTTCATATTTTAAAAAAAATGAATAATTCAGAAAAATTAATCAAACGGTTTAAAAACAAAAATAGCTGGGATGTATGTTTTGGTGCAATGACTATATTAAATCTAAATTTTATTAAAAAAATATTCAATAATACAAATTATTTAAAAGTATTAACATCTGAAATAAAATCTCGACATGATAGAATGTGTTTTGAAAGAATAATTGCTATATTGTTAACAGATTCTATAAAAACAAAAACAGTAAATGATGATATATTAAAAGATCAAAAATGGAAAACCACATTTTTAGAGTATATGAAAAATCCAAATAAAGAAAAACGTATGTATAAGGTTTGGACAGGTAGATAATAAAAATAATAATAAAATTAAAATTAAATAAAAATAATAAAATTAAAATTAAATAAAAATAATAAAATTAAAATTAAATAAAAATAATAAAAATAAAAATAAAAATAATAAAATTAAAATTAAATAAAAATAATAAAAATAAAAATTAAATAAAAATAATAAAAATAAAAATAATAAAAATAATAAAAATAAAAATAATAAAAATAATAATAATAAAAATAAAAATAAAAATAATAAAAATAATAAAAATAAAAATAATAAAAATAATAAAAATAATAAAAATAAAAATAATAAAAATTAAAATTAAAATTAAAATTGAATATAAAAATGAATATATAAATTATATAACTCTTATAAATATATATATATAAATGGGAATTCCGT